TTTCTCACCAAAACAAATTGCATCGCCTCAAATACAAAACAAATCTATCTCAACCATGAGACGATCATCTATTTCGAGCCGTATGGAAAAGATAAAAAGTCGGGGTCCGAAATCTCCCTGATAAACGGCAGCATTATTCACGTCAAAGAAACCCCCGATGATATCGCAAATATGCACTTAATGGAGATGAATGTAGTATGCCCTGGCCCCAGAAAAATCGACCCCGCCGAGGGAGACGTAAAGTCGGCAGCACGAAACGAAAAGCGGTCCACAAACGGAAAACAATCAAAGGACGAAAGTGATGGAAACGTATCGGGAACTGTTCAACCAAGAAGAGCGATATAGCCAACAAGCCGTTTTGATGACGGAACGTGAACAGTTTTGGTCACAGGCCGACTTTGAAAAATTTACGACCCTCGTAAATACGATTATTGCTTTACGCAAGATTTTAAAAACCTGTCCGCATTATCACCCAAATGGGAGTAACGGTCTTCATTGAAAGGAGTTTAATAGCCTGTTTCCTAAGCATGTTATAAGAATTTCACCGACACTTTATGCGACGCACACAGTTTGGTATGGTCAGAATAAAAAGTCAAACCGAGAACTTGCTTCCCGTATTATTTCGGATGTTCGAAAAATCGAGACCGAGCTTCAGTTGAAGGGTCACCGATTTATTCTCCGCGCCTTGCGCCAGAAGAACCTTAATGGGTTGACGTATCCAGGGAAATTGGTTACGTTTATTGATCCCCGCCGTTACACCGATGACGAGGTGCTTTATACGTTCCTTCATGAAGCGCTGCACCTGAAACAAGTTCAGGATGGCAACTTGCGGTGGGATAATAAGATCATGTCGTTGGTCTGGAAAGGGGAATCATTCCTTGACATCAAAGCCATCAACGAGATCACGCTAAAAAAATACTCAAAGCTGCCGTGGGAGCTTGACGTGGGCCTTCAACAGAATATCATGTGGACTAAGATTTTCGACAAAGACCCGCCGCTGATGTGCGAGAAAAAACATGAGCGATATGAGCAATATACCCCCTACTATCAGAAAGTTAAATGCTTGGCGTGATCGAAAGTATATGTTTTCGAAAGTGGCTGACGCGACGTGGCCCTTAACGCGCGAATTTTGGTATGACTATGGGGCCGATGACGAGGTAATATATATTGAAGTGCAGCGACTTGTCGATCAACAACTGGAAGAAGACTTTGCAAATCACAAAACACTGGACCCGGCTGAAATTACGCTTTGACGAACTTCGGAGGCGCTGGGCCTATAAGCTGCATCCTGAGACTGGGGAAAATGCTGATAACTATCAGGTTGTTTTAGCCGACTTGCGAGACGTGCATGATACTATTGGAAAAGATATTCCTGAAGTTAAGGACGCAACCGACTGGGTATTAGGCAAGGACTGGTTGCGCACCACAAAGAACGACTCGGTTCGATCACTCTATCCGACATACGTAAAATATAGGAGTTTGACCCACTTTCGAGACGTGCTCGTTAATGAGTATAAAAGGAAAGTGAAGTGAGGAAAAACACTAAATACCTATAGACGTAACAGAGCATTTAGGCGATCCGTTATGGCATCGCAAAGCAAGGCTTAACCCGTATCTGTTGCGACTTACGTATGTGGAGATTACATTGCTATGAGAATGCCCGCCTTCTCACCTTCGGTGATGGGAATATAACTTTTGAAAAGAGAGTTTAACGAGAAACCGCCTGAACAATACTGGCTCGATCATTATGGTCACTGCGCCTTGGGAGCCCCCAAGTGTTTATGCAAAGACTGGATCGGAACGCGTTGCGAACACTGGATTCCGCTGGGGGCTCGGTCCTTCGAAGACCTCCAAGCCTATATAAAAGATCACTATAAAAGGACAGCCGATGCGAAAATACGACAACGATGATGAAGACGACTTTACCCACTACGACGATGACTACCCTCCCAAAAACAAATACCGGGGCCGCCGCCGCGACCTGATGAAAAAAACCAAAGACAAGGCTCGTAACCTCATTAAGACGTTCAACTGGGGTCCAAACAGTGTTAAGCTTGCAGAGCATCTCCAGTTTTGTAACAAGCCGTGCTGCCACAATCCGCGCGCCGGGAACTCGTCGGCGCACGACAAGACCCTACAGGAGCGAAAAGCCGATGAGGACGAAAACGATATTTAGCCCGCGATTTATCTGGAGCGACTTTATTGAGTTTGATATTAATCATGGGAAGGTGTCAACAACGGGGCGTGTCATGGAAACACTGAATACTATGATGCCGACGCCTTCCATAATCGCGATTGATATTATAATTCATGAACAACTTAGAGAAGAAGGAGAACAACACGACGATGAACCACGAACTTTATTTTAAATACCTAACGGAGCTTGAGGACTGGGGGGTTCGTGATATGACAGCCGCTTCCCCTTACCTCGTTCAGCAATTTCCCGAACTCACTATGGAAGACGCTCGCAAAGTTTTGCGTGAATGGTCAGCCACTAAATATCAACTGCTAACTGAGACTGATAATGGTTATAGACCTCTACACAAAGAATAGTTGCTCGCGATGTGAAGCAGTCATAGAAGCCCTCCAAAAAAAGAATATCCCCTTTCTCGAACACGTTATCGGTCAAGACATTCTTCGAGAAAACGTCTTAGATTTATTCCCCGGTGCTAGACTACTTCCAATTGTGGTTATCGATGGAACTTGGATCGGCGGCCGGGATGAAGTTTTGAAAAAGCTTGCTAATGGAGAGTTTGATGCCCCTCACGAAGATATCCGAGGACAGTCGGGGTAACTGGGCTTTTTGTCGAGCCTAATGGAGTCGGCGGGCACCGTTATTGGTGGAACATGAAGTAAATCTGATTGGAGAAATACATGATTGATTGGAATGAGATCAGTGCGAAGTCATCGGGCGGAACTGAGTTGATGGCCCGCCGTTTAGAAGCGGCGTTACCCCCAGACTTGATGGAAAACTTTCAAATCATTCCATCTCGTGTTCGCGAACTAGACGAATCGAAAATACGAATCTTATGGTGTCATGACCTTCCGTCTGATCCTGAGTCGCAGCATCTTCGCAATGAAGGCTGGCGCAAGTTTCACAAGATCGTTTTTGTGAGCCACTGGCAGAAAGAATGGTATGTCCGCGAGTTTCAAATCCCCTACTCGCGTGTCACCGTTCTTCAAAACGCGATTGTTCCGATCCCGTTTGTTGAAAAACCGACCGACAAAATCAACCTGATCTATCATACAACTCCGCACCGAGGATTAGACGTTCTTTTTTCCGTGGCCGAAAAACTGTTTCAAGAGTTTGATGACATTCATCTCGATGTCTATTCATCGTTTGAAATTTATGGGTGGAAGGATCGCGACGAGGATCAGCAGATCAAACCGATTCTGGACGCCGTGCGTGGTCATGACCGCATCACGTATCATGGCTTTGAGTCCAACGACCAAGTGCGTGCCGCCTTGCAAAAAGCCCATATCTTTGCCTACCCAAATACCTGGATGGAAACGAGTTGTCTGTCTTTGATGGAAGCCATAAGCGCCGGGTGTGCGTGCGTGCATCCCGACTTCGGAGCCCTGCCGGAGACCGCCGCGAACTGGACGTTCATGTATCCCTTCAACGAGGATCGCAACAAACATGCGGCTATTTTCTATGCGGCGATGAAAACGCAGATCGGAATGATCCGAGAGGAGTCTCAAAAAATGAAATTATTGGGGGCTAAGAATTATGCCGACCTGTTTTACAACTGGGAGCTTCGTCATTTACAATGGGAGTCGCTGCTTAAGCAGCTTCTCAAGGTGCCGCGCGAGATCGAACAAGCCGTCGAAATGTTTTCTTATCGGAGCACTGGCTAATGAATGCGTGGTTATACTGGCTCTTCGGAGATACGCGCCACTCATCTTTTCCATGGTCATACGTTTGGAGCGCGATTATCTGGGGGATTCCAGACAGTGAAAGAAGTGCTGTTTGGAGCGATCATACAAACGCTCACAATGCGATGCAAACCATATGGAGTCGGATCAATGATCAACTCAGGGACGACATCGATAATTTGATTGACATATAGTTAATAATAGTATATAATCGAAAATGGTAGCGTGGGCTGGTCGGACAGACCCAAAAATAGTCAACCCAACGTCCGGGGGCAGGGAGCGATGCAACCCTTTAAGGTCCAAGAGCTTGTGAGGCGAACAGAAAGTGGTGATCCCGACACCATGCTTGGATATCCCACGTTACCACTATTTCCAATCTATTCATAAATAGGACATGAAACGTAAACTGGATACCCCCTCAGAGCCCGTAGAAGCGCCGCCAGAGCCGGTGCGCGCCTCCGCCACGATCATCCCCTTCCCGAAGCCTAATCCTGTTATAATCGAGTTTGACGAGATGCTTGACCGCTTTTACGTCCGAACCAACTATAAGTGGTATGACCCAGAGGTTTACAACCTCTTGGTGCAAATGGAATACCGGCCCTCGGATGTCCGCGCCGCTCTCAATAATATGGTGGCTTTGCAGGACGAACTCCGCGATCCGACCGCCAAGGAGGGATATGACCACCTCACCCGAACGAAAAAGAGCAACTACATCGCTTTTCTCGATAAAATCATCGAAGATTCCCACATTTATCTGCGCAACTCGCGCGCCTCTCACAAGCCCCGTAAAAAGAAAACTAAAACTAATGAGCAGTTGGTGGCCCGTGTCCACTGGCAGGCCGAAGAACGGCCTCTACGCCTCGTTTCTGTGGCTCCTGAAGGCATCATAGGAGCGACGGAGTGTTGGCTATTCAACACGCGGTATCATTCTCTGACCTATCTGACCGGAAAACTGAGCATTAAGGGCACAACGGTTATCGGCTTTGATCCCAAACTGTCCAAAATGAAGAAACTTCGGAAGCCCGAGCTACTGGCAGACACGGTATCTGGGGCCCGAAACTATATTTTGAACTTTTTTCAGACCCTCAAGACGAAAGAGTATGCCGCGACCGGGCGACTAAATAATCAGACGATGGTCCTGAAGGTGTTCCGATGAGACATCATATGAAACGAGACTATTTCGATAGCCCGCCCGATGTTTGTGATGCAGTTTTTAATCTTGTGAAAGGGCCTGTTGAAGAGCAGGCAGCCTTAAAAATCTGGCAACGCGTTATGAATAAGGTAATCTCGGGGATAATAAACAGGGTTGAACGGTCAGAAACGCGGATCAGTCGCGCTCTTCGGGACCAGCTTGAGGAAGATATATTAAGTAAATTAGAAGGAGACTAATGTGACTAAAAGCACCATGAGTGAAATACTCGAAGAGGCTGAAAAAGCCCCAACAGTCGAAGAAAAAGTTAATATCCTACGAAATAACAGAAATCAGCCGTTTGTAGACGTGTTGCAGGGTGCCTTTGATGACCGGATCGTCTGGTTGTTACCGCAAGGTGCCGTGCCCTATAAGCCCTGCCGAGGAGAAGGATTAGAAGGCGTCCTTTATTCCGAAACCCGCAAGCTATATTTGTTTGTGCGTGGCGGCAATCCTGCCCTCAGTCAATCCAAGCGTGAGACGCTCTTTGTTCAGC